AGCCTGTCGAAAGAGTTGGCGCGCGGCCAGGTCATGAAGAACCGACCCGAGCTACGGCAAGCACTCGTGGCTGCCGAACGCGCTAAGACCCAAAACCTTCACTCGGAGGATTAACCGATGGCCTTCGAAAATGGAGTCCTCGATATTTCTCGGCTCAGCTCGGGGGATATGTCGTCCAATCAGTTCAAGGCTGTACAGCTTTCGACCACTAACGACATCGACGGTGTGATCGTCAACGCTGCTCGTGGCACCGCAATCTTCGGCGTCTATCAAGACAACTCGACGCAATCAGAGGCGGGGCAGATCCGCACGATGGGTATCACCAAGATTCTAGCCGGTGATTCGTCTGCCATGCAAAACGCGATTTCGCCGGGTGATCGGCTGGTCGCTAGCTCTGTCGGACATGCGGTCCCATCGACCGATACGAGGGATGCCACGATCGGTATTTCGCTCGATTCCCTCTCGACGGGATCAACCGGCATCATCACCATGAGAATCGTTCTCGGCGCCACTAGCACGGCATAACGGAGGAACACCCAAATGCCTCAGCCCACCTATAGCGATCTTCATGTATCGCAAGCGCTGACCGATCTCTCGATCGCGTTTACGAACGAAGACTCGGAGAGAGTCTACGACAAGGTGTTCCCGACGATTCCGGTTGAGAAGCAATCGGATCAGTATTTCGTCTACGACGCCGAAGCCTGGCTACGTACCGACGCTCAGCGTCGTGCGCCGGGAGCCGAGATCGCGATCAGCGGTTGGACGCTGTCACAGGACACGTACTTCGCGGAACGGCATGGCCTCGGTCATGATATCGATGATCCTTCCCGCGCTAACGCTGATCCTGCGGTAAGCGATCTCGATGCAGACGCGGTCGAGTTCTTGACTGAAGACCTTGATATCAAGATGGAGAAGGATTGGGTCGCGAAGTACTTCACAACCGGCGTCTGGACGGGCGCCAGTTCTACGGACGACATGACCGGTGTGGCTGCCGCGCCTACCACGGCTACGGAGTTCCTTCAGTGGAACGACCTCGCATCTACCCCGATCGAGGACATCCGTGGCGAGATGACCGCAGTTCAAAGCCGTAGAGCCCGCCGACCGAATACGTTGGTGTTGGGCCTGAAGGTCGCTACAGCGCTAGCCGATCATCCCGATCTCCTCGACCGTATCAAGTACACGGAACGCGGCGTCGTGACCGAAGATCTGCTCGCGGCGCTTCTCGGTCTCGATAACGTCTACGTCAGCGGCATGGTTGAGAATTCCGCAATCGAAGGCCAACCGGGCAGCTTCGATTTCGTAGCCGGCAAGAACGCGCTTCTCGCCTACGTGAACCCGAGTCCTGGCCTCAGGAAGCCTTCCGCCGGCTACACGTTTAGCTGGACTGGCATGGCTGGATCGCCGGCCGGTGGACGTGGCGCACGCATCAAGCGCTATCGGCTCGAGAGGAACGAGTCCGATCGGATCGAGGCTGAGGTCTGGAAGGACTTCAAGGTCGTGAGTGCGCCCTTGGGTGCGTTCTTCAGCGGGGCGGTAGCGTAATGTACGTAGCTCGCAAGCCTATGACGCTTTACGGTCAGTCGTATAGCGCGGGTAGCGCGGTGTCGATGGACGGACTCTCGCCGAAACTCCGTCGTCAGCTCGTAGAGTTACGTCGCGTCGTGCCACGCGGCGATGAGCCGACGGCGGACGTCGAGACCTACGATAACGCACAGACAGTAGTGATGGGTGACGTCATGGGTATCGGCGGTGTGACGGTAGAGATCGAGCCGGAGACGATCGTAGAATTGATCCCGACGCTGGACCCAGAGCCACAGAAACAACTCACATGCGGCGACTACGGTGGGCGGACGAAGCTGGGTGCTCCATGTGGCAAGAACCCGGAGAACGACGGGCCTTGCCGCTGGCACAAGTTGAACTAAACGGAGGCCGGCAATGGGTTTTGAGAAAGATCGTAGGCCCGTACAAGAGCAGGCGGGCGGACGTCATTCAGGCACCGTAACCAGTACCGCACCATCTACTGCGCTGAATCCGAAAGGCCTGATCTCGCTGGTCACGACAACGACGGGCGCGCCGGTCGTTTACGATCTCGCACGCGCGCCGGTAGCTGGTGACGAGTTCGAACTACACGCTACCACGGTGGCATCTAGTTCGGTCGCTCCGTTCCACATCAATGTGGGAGCGGGTATCGGTGTAGGATCTTCTAGCGAGGACATGCTAGCCCTGTCGATCCCTGGCGACGGAGTAATCATGCGCGGTGTTTCGGCAACGCGGTGGGCCGCCATCGGTACGGGAGCAGTATTCTCGACGAGCACCTAACCTTTCTTCAATGGAGCGTAATATGGGTGGCACGACTCGCATTACGTGCGGTACCTTCGGCGGCGAGAACGCACGCGGCGAACCTTGCGGCGTAGCGACCGTAGACGGGCCATGCGCCAGACACCGTGAAACCGTCGAACGATCGAGGATCCGATCCGAGCTAGTCAACGACGGCTTCTTGTTCAAGGTCGATCCGTTCAAGCGCTACCGTGACAAGGTCGCGATCGTAGGCTTCACCTCACACAGCGTGAAAGCGCTCGAGCTAGGCGACGATTTCGAGATCTGGGGCCTGAACGAGCTGTACCGCTACATGCCGCCCGATCGGTTCCATCGTTGGTTCGAGATCCACGGCCGCGAGTATCTGTCCCAGGACAAGGAAGGGCAGAAGCACATCGAGGACATCAAGACCGTTCTCGGGCCGATCCCGATCTACATGCAGCGCAAGCATGACGATATCCCTGGTAGCGTACGCTTCCCGATCGAGGATCTATGCCGTGATCTAGGTTCGGAATATTGGACGAACTGTCCGGCCGAGATGATCGGCTTCGCGATCAGGTTAGGCTACAAGGAAATCCACATCTACGGCGTGGATATGGCCCAGGAATCGGAATATGCGACTCAGCGCCCGTGTTGTGAGTACTGGCTAGGTATCGCGATCGGACGCGGCATCAAGGTCTACGTGCCGCCCGAGAGCGATCTGATGAAGTCGGTCGGTATCTACGGATATGAAGGCAATTCGCCGCTCGGGCTGAAGATGGGCGAGCGCTGGAAGTGGCTCCAGAACTGCGACAACGAACGGCTAGGCCAGATCCGTGGGATGGAGTCTCAATATGCTAACCAACGCGGAGAACTGACTCGCCGTATCCATACCGGCCAGGGTGCGCTAGAGGAACTAGACAAGCTCGACGAGGGCGATTACCGGACCGATAGGGTCACGGCGATCGAGGCCGAGATAACTTCGACGCGGAAGGATCTAACCGGGCTTGAGACGGAATACAACAAGAAGCACATGGCACTCATGACCGACCGTAACCACATCGTCGGTAGCATCAACGAACTCGAGTATTGGCAACGTACCTGGGTCACGAAAACCAGTTCCCCAGACGGCGGTAACATCCCGACAGCGGAACAACGTGCAGGTGATCCACGGACGGGAATAGAAGCGCCTTCGGGTGACTCGGTGCCGACGGTGCCGAGCGGTTTCGCGGTAGCCCAAAAGTAGGCAGGCGATATGAGCACCATCGGAACGAACAGAGGCAGCGGCACGATCGGCCCGGTCAAGATGTTCGATGCTACAACGAGCACGGACGACGCGCCTTCGTTCGAACTCGATTGGCCTGTACGGTTTTTCAGCCTACAGGTAGAGGGTGGTACCGATGTCCAAGTAACCCTACGTGGCCATCTCGCGCTTAGCACCGACTCGACCGGCGGGATCACACTCATCGCCTGGTCTAGCGATACCGTGGGCACGGTACTTTCGACGGAATCGACGGGACCGATCAGTCGTGTGTCGGCTACCTTCGACGGTGGAGCGTCTAGTGCTAGCCCGATGAGCGCTTGGTTCTCGGCTGCCCCCTAGGTGGCTATGCATGACGTTCTCGTATCTCAGCTCCGATCCTAACTCTTCGGAAAGATCGTACGTACGCCTGAAGCTCGCCGATAACACTACGGACAACATCGAGTTTCAGGACGAAGAGATCGATCTGCTGCTATCCGACGAAGGATCGAAGGAACGTGCTTCGATCGCTGGCGCTCGTGCGATAGCTGCCCGTTACGCCCGTCGTGCATCGAAAAAGATCGGCCGGCTCAGTATCGACAGTTCCAAGATCGCGGATGCGTATTTCAAGTTGGCCGAACAGCTAGAGGCTGGATTAGGTCGTAGAGCAGGTGGCACGGAAGGCATCTACGCGGGCGGCATCTCGCGTTCCGATAAGCTGACCGAGGAACAGGACGAAGACCGCGTTGATCCTACGTTCGCGCGTAATCAATTCGATAACCCACGTAGTGGGGCGAACGATCTAGACGATCGCAACGAAAGGCTCGGCTTGTAATGGTAGTCGAGCTAACGGTAGGCGACGATCTACTAGCGTATGCGATCATGGCGTTCGGTCTCGACGAGATCCGCAAGCTCAGCGACAAGACGCCGTACGACGTCGAAGCGTCCGAGATAGCCCGTAGGGTACTTGAAGCTGTCGAGGAGCTTCAGGAGCCGTCCTATGGCGCTTGAGAAGGATTTCCTGCTCATGACGAACGATACCGTGACCGTCATCCCGCCTAGTACGGCAGACGTCTACGGTACGACGGTCGGATCGACATCGGACGGAGTTGTTCTACCGGCACATATCGACATGACACCACATCAGGTTTTCAACTCGCAAGGGGTACAAGAGGTAGCGAGCGGCATGATCTATGTCCTGAGCAGCTCTGCCGATATCGGGCTCAAACACATCGTCGAACTACCTGACGGTCGTAGGCCTGAATTACTACGGGTTGAGCCGTTACGTGACGAAGAAGGCCTCCACCACACGGAGGTGTCCTATCGCTGACTCGTTGCGGTTTAAACTTCAGGGCGTGAAGGAACTCAAGAAAGCCTTCAAGCAGGCACGCCAGCGTGCGGAAGCTTCGCTAGCCCTAGGCTTGTTCCTAGAAGCCGAAAGCATCATGCGTGCGTCGAAGCGTGAGGTGCCGGTAGACGAGGGCATACTAAGGGCTTCGGGCTTTGTGAAACGTCCTACAATTCGTAGAGGCAGGATCCAGGTTGTTCTCGGCTACGGTGGTGCTGCTAAAGCCTACGCCCTGTTCATTCATGAAGGCACGGGGCCGGCGGTAGGTCGTAGCACGTTCTCCCCACCGGTCGAAGTGTTCCGGGATTGGGCACGCCGCGTCCTGGGTGATGAATCATTGGGATTCGTGATCGCTAGGTCAGTCGGACAGAAGGGGCTCAAGCCTCGCAAGTTCCTCGAGCGTCCGCTACGTAGAAAGCTCACCGGTATGGGTCGTAGGCTAGCTATTCGCGTGCGTAAAGACGTGGAGCGCGGCAAGTGATATGGCGGACTTTCTCCAAGAGATCAACACGATACTCATCGCTAACACGAGCGAGGTTGGGTCTACTACGGACTGGCCTGTGTTTCGTAGTCATCTGCCTGATGATACGAGTATCGATGATCGGGCTGTGGCGCTGCTACATACCGTCGGTGGGCCGGACGAAGAGAATGTCGAGGTCGAAAGCCCTGGCCTACAGGTATTGGTTAGGGGCCAGCAACTCAATCAGGTCGCTACTTCGTACACTGATGCGGAAAACATCGCCTTCGCGGTCAAGAACGCGCTACGAGGGTTCAGCGGAGCATCTTCTTCCGGCGGACGTCATGTTATCGGGCTCTGGAATGAGTCCGGCCCGTTCTTTCTCGGGTTCGACGAACGCAAGCGGCCTCTGTTCAGCAACAATTTCCGGGTCATGAGGAGCAGGACATGAGCACGATCCGAGTCAAAATGACCAACACCGAGAGCGGACGGCACGCCGACTTCGGTTCGATCGGTACCTACCACTGTAAGGTCGGCATCGAATACGACGTACCCGCTGATCTCGCTAAGTCGTGGATCACTGCTGGCGTAGCGACCGAGACAGCATCTCCAGCGGCGGTGGCTGAGACTCAAGTCGCCACCGTAGAAGAAAAGCTCAACGACGAAGAGGCCGGCGAAGAAGCCGACAAGGAGAGTGAAGAGTAATGGCTACCGCAGCGCTTGCCGGATACAAGGCGTTCCTGAGTCTGTCTACCGCGTCAGGCCAGGCAGGGGTTCGGGTTGTCGAACTCCGTGACTACACGATGAGCCCCGAGCATGCCGAGATCGATGCTACTTCTCACGACAGTAGCGGCGACCGTGAGGTTATCGCGGGGACAGGTAGTTGGAGCGTGACTGCCGAGATCCTACATGTCATGAGTTCTGGTGAAGCGGGATCGATCAACGCGCAATTCGATATCCTGGTCGCGAGAACACTTACCGACATCGAGATGGTACCGACCGGTAGCACGAACGACGGCACCTACAGCGGCTCCGGGTTCGTTACCGGCGTCGAGATGGGCTCGCCGAACGATGATGCCCTCAACGCTAGCCTGAGCTTCGTAGGCACGGGCGCACTGACCCGTAACAGCTCCGCATAAGGAGAAGACACCATGGCAACCGCCGCGCTCGCTGGCTACAAGGCCCTACTTCGTTTCTCGACATCTACCGGCGGTGCTCTGGCCAAGGTAGTTGAGTTACGCGACTACACGCTTTCTCCTGAGCATGCTGAGATCGATGCTACTTCTCATGATTCTTCTGGTGACCGCGAAGTGATCGCCGGTACCGGTAGCTGGGGAGGTACCGCCGAAGCGTTGTTCGTGATAAGCAGTGGTGCGGTCGGTTCGGCGAACGCCGCATTCGATCTACTCACGGCCCGCACGAAGATCGACGCCGAGTTCATCCCGACCGGTAGTAGCTCTGACGGCTACTACGACGGGCAGATGTTCTTCACGAGTTGGGAGCTTTCCGCACCGAACGATGACGCGCTAGCCCAGAGCCTAGCGTTTGTCGGTACCGGTGCGTTGGTACGGCAGTCCAGTAGTTCTTAACAATCAACAAGCGGGGCACGACGTATGAGTAAGGGTACGAGGATCAACATCGGAGGCGCGGACCGCACTCTTCGTTTCGACCTGAACGCCTGGGAAGAAATCGAGGATCGGCTAGACGTCACACTACGGCCGGCAGCGATCCAGGAGGATTTGCTAGAGCTAGCGAACCGTCCGCTGAAAATAGCGAAGACGAGCAAGATCTTTCTATTGGCTGGTCTGCTCCATGAGAGCCCGAAACTCACGCTCAAACAAGTAGGCAGTTGGGTCGATTTCAAAAACGTTAAGGAGGTCATGGACGCTTTTTTGGCTCAATTGCCCGAGATGTCAGCGGAGGCCGAAGGCGCGGTCAAGACAACTCTCGGGGTCGAAACGGAGAAAGAGCAGCCGGTGGGGGTCAGCTAAAGCAACTCAGCATATGGGAGATGCGTAGCGAGGCGCTTCGTTATCTGCCGATTAGGCCTGACGAGTATTGGCGCCTGACGATATCTGAGCTATCCGAGATGTTGGAAGGCGCTACGTATAGGTCAGAACAGGAGTGGGAGCGTACGGCATGGCTCGCCACCTTCATCGTGAACATGGCAGGCAAGAGCGTCAAGAAGAACATGAGCGTCCACCAACTACTCGGCCGTGAGAAGCCACGTAACCCGGAG